CCAAGGGGATGGGGAACGCAGGACAGTTGCTGCGAATATTAATTGTTTTCCTGTAGAGGGGCAGCAAGGCAATCAAGATGAGTGACACAGGACAAGAGGCGTTAACAGAGATTAGGGCGCATGAACGAGAATGCGTTTTGCGTTATAGAGCTATCGAAGACAGCTTGGAACGTGGTTCTAAGCGATTCGATAAAATCGAACACATGCTATGGGGAATATACATTGCATTGTTTTTTACCGTGTTAGTTCCACAGGCACTACGATTTATGGAGTGACATATGGCGACGATTGATCCTGTGTCTCAGCCTCCTGCCGTTGCATGGAAGCAGGTGGCAAATCAGAAAATTGAAGAACTAGTTTCAGCATCTAGTGGCAAGCCCGTCAAGCGCGTTACCGAGGTGCAAGAAGCTACGCTGTATGAGTTGCAAGGCTCTCAATTGAAAGTCAGCAACATTGGATTGTCACAAAGCACCCATGATGTCTATGTATGACACTCGCATTTGCATTGATGGTGATGGTCGATGGCGTGCTAATCGTCGCCCGAGGCGATGAGCCGCTATTCGCATCTGTCAAAGTTTGCAACGATTACGCTAAGGAGGTAGCAGAGCCGTATAAAAATAGAAAGAGTCAGGTAGAAATTACTGCGTGGTGTGAACCCCGAAAGGTTACGGATGACACGCCACTAATCTGGAAGTAAAGATGTTTGGATTTGGCGAGTCAATTGCAGTTGTAACGGGTGTACTGACAACGCTGAAATCGTTGAATGAAACCCTAGCAACTATTAAAGAATCAGGTGCACACGCGGGTAGTTTGGCAAATCTATTGGGGCAATATGATGAAGTCCAGCAGAAAATACAGGAGGTAGAGAAGAGCAAAGCAGGTGTTTTATCCGTAAAAGAATCGATGCAAGTGCAAATTGCCAAGCGGCAGGCAGAGACATTTCATCAGCAGTTGAAAGACGCGATGTTGATGTCGGGGCAAGCGCACCAATACAACGAGATTATTAAACGGATTGAAGACAGCAAGGTTGCTCACGAGCGTGCTGTAAGGGAATTAAAACAAGCTAAGGCCAAGCGGAAAAAACAACTAAAAGAATTTGCGACCTATACATTTATCGCCTTCGTCACCTGGTGTTTAGTGATGGCCGTAATTTACGTGTATTTGAAATTATGAACGCAAAAAAATTAGAACCAGATTCGGATTATGCCGACTACGACACCGATGGCGATGGCGTGGTATCTGATGATGAGTTAGAAACAAGCAAGGAACTCCAGAGCCTACGTCTTCAATTTGAGCGAGCAAATGCTCAGAAGACAATGGCGTGGTTCAGCCTCTGGGGCATGTTGCTGTACCCGAGTCTAGTCGTTTGTTCAGCGTGGATAGGACTGGAGCAAGCAGCAGGAATCTTGGGGGACATGGCCTCTGTCTACTTTGTTTCCGTAGCAGGTATTTTGGCTGCATTCTTTGGCGCTCAAGCTTGGTCGAATAGGAATAGCAAATGAGTATCGTCAATGCACTTATAGGCCCGGTGTCTGGCTTGCTCGATAAATTCATCGAGGACAAAGACCAGAAAAATGCTTTAGCCCACGAAATTGCAACGATGTCGGAGCGACATGCTCACGAAGCACTCAAGGGCCAGTTGGAGATCAACAAAGTTGAGGCTGCTCACAAGAGTCTGTTTGTAGCTGGATGGCGTCCCGCTATCGGCTGGGTGTGTATGCTCGGACTGCTGTACAACACGATCATTGCTAATGTCCTCTCTATCTGGGTCGAGGTTCCAGAAGTAGACACAACATTACTGGTGCCAGTGATGATGGGCATGCTGGGACTTGGAGCGATGCGCTCATACGAGAAGGTCAATCATGTGTCGAGAGAGAAATGAGTAAACTCATCGAAATGCTAAGACAGCATGAGGGTGTGCGCTACAAGGTGTACATGTGTTCTGAAGGCTATGAAACGATTGGCGTTGGCCGAAACATCTCAGAAGGTGGTTTAGGTCTATCCAAGGACGAAGTAGATTTCCTTCTGATCAATGATATTGAACGAGTGCAAAACGAGTTAGGCAGAAGCTTCCCTTGGTTTTCGGATCTTGATGAAGCTCGACGTGACGCGATGATAGACATCGCATTTAACCTAGGCTTGACCAGACTGCGGAGTTTTGTGAACGCTTTGGAAGCGATGGCCCACGGACAATACGACGTTGCTGCCAATGAGTTCATGGATAGTAGGTGGAGCCAGCAAGTTGGAAACAGAGCAGTCGAAGTAACTGAAATGATTCGTACAGGCGAGTATCAATAATGGCAAGAAGCGCACCAATGGGCGGTAAAGGCGGCGGCCAATCTGTCCCTTATCAACCAGCCGGGTTTGGTCAAAATCAGCAATTTAGTGGTGGTTTTGGCATGGGACCGGGGGGTTTTTCTCAGCCTCAGTTTGGGCAGCCTCCTCAGTTTGGAGGTGGGTTTGGAAGGGGATTTGGTATGCAACAGCAGCCTCCGTTTATGCCAAATGCGCGACCGCCGGGACCAGGCTATGCTGGATTTAGAGGCGGTCAGTTAGGGACAACACAGCCAGAAGCTCAGCCTGCGACGTTGCCATCACTAAACCAAGCAAAAGACTTCTTAGGCCCGGATATAATGAGAGAATTGCAGCGTCGAAGCCGTCCGGTTAGCGCAAGAGATGGTTTTGGCGGGGCTGAAGCGGGTCGGATTAACGACATGAGATATCGTGCTCCAGGTCGAGTGTTACCTCCGGGTAGATTTCAACCATTCCCTCAGCCGCAGCCGCAGCCTAATTACAACCAATTACCTCAGCCTATGCCTGCGCCACGGCCTCAGCCCTATCAGCCTATGCCAATGCCTGGATATGGGGGGTTCCCCGGTGGTTATATGCCTCTGCCTAGACCACAACCCATGCCTAGATACCAGCCTGCGTTGCCTTCAAGACTTGGCAGCCCCACGATGTACCAAGGCAGGGGCTTTACACCAAACTATGGTGTCCCTAGATCAATGATCCAGGCAAGCGGGTTTGGTGGAATGCCAAGTGGCTTGGGCAGTTTTTTCCAATAATGCCTTTAGCAAAAATACAGTTTGCACCTGGTGTCAATAAAGAGGGCACAGAGTACACGGCAGATTCAGGCTGGTTTGACTCCGACAAGATCCGCTTCCGTGAGGGAAGGGTCGAAAAGATCGGAGGATGGCAAAAGCTGGTTCAGTCAGCGTTTCTTGGTGTTGCGAGATCAATACACAACTGGGCGTCTCTTGAGTCTATAAAGTACATTGGGGTTGGGACTAACTTAAAGTTTTATGTGACTGAGGGTAATACTCTAAACGACGTAACGCCGTTGCGGTCCACAACGTCAGCAGGCGACGTTACTTTTGCTGCGACCAATGGCTCTTCAACGATCACTGTCACTGACACCGCGCATGGGGCTGTTGTAAATGACTTTGTGACGTTTAGCGATGCTGCATCTCTAGGTGGCAATATCATTGCTGCGGTGCTTAACCAGGAGTACCAGATAGCCTCAGTACCGACTACAAGCACCTACACGATTGTTGCGAAAGACACGAGTGGTGCAGAGGTAACTGCAAACTCTAGTGACTCTGGTAATGGCGGCAGCTCTGTTGTTGGAGCATATCAAATTAATACTGGTCTAAATGCGTTTGTGCAAGGCACTGGTTTCGGGGCTGGTAGCTGGGGTTCTGGTACATGGGGTAGTTCTAGCAGTGTCTCTGCGGCTGGTCAGCTTCGATTAATCAGCCAAGATAACTTTGGCGAAGATTTGATCTTCAACGTTAGAGGCGGCGGAATTTATTACTGGGATGAGTCATCTGGCACAGGTACTAGAGCCATTAATGCTACAGCTTTAGGCGGGGCATCCAACGTGCCGACTGTTGCTTTACAGGTAATGGTCTCTGACATCGATCAACATGTAATTGCTTTTGGCTCAAACCCCATAGGATCTAGCAATATTGACCCATTGTTTGTTCGTTTTTCAGATCAACAAAATGCGGCAGATTGGACACCAACAGCAACCAATACGGCTGGCGGTGTAAGAATTAATTCTGGCTCAGAAATTATCGGCGCCTTGCAGGCGAGGCAAGAAATACTGATTTGGACTGATGCCAGTCTTCATTCTATGCGCTTTGTGGGAGCGCCTTTTACCTTTCAGTTTTCAACGTTGAGCACAGATATATCCATGATATCGCCAAAGGCGGCGGTAAACGCGAGGGGATCTGTTTTCTTCATGGATAAAGGTGGCTTTTACGTTTACAACGGATCAGTGCAGCCATTGCCGTGTACGGTAAAAGAACATGTTTTTTCAAACCTAAACGAAGATCAATCGTTCAAGGTATTTGCAGCGGAAAACAACGCATTCTCTGAAGTGATTTGGTTTTACCCTGTAGGCAGTGGCAACACAGAAATAACAAACTACGTCTCGTACAACTACGCAGACAATCTCTGGTCTGTCGGCACCCTAGCGAGAGGGGCATGGGCCGGTGCTTCAGTGAGGAACAAACCGATAGCGTCAACCTGTGTTGATAGTAACTCTGCGGTGAACTACTTGTTTGAGCATGAAGTGGGCTATGACGATGATGGATCAGCGATGACGGCTTTTGTTGAGTCCGGTGATTTGGAGATCGGTGATGGCGAGCGGTTTATGATGATTAGCCGGATACTGCCTGACTTTAAGTTTAGCGGTTCTACGAGTGACGCATCAGTTGACTTGACAGTGAAGGGAAGCAACTTCCCACTGGAAGACCCAAGCACGCTGGCGACATCAAGTGTTACCTCTTCGACAAAGCAAAATCATATCAGGGCTAGGGCCAGGCACACCGTGCTAAGGGTGGAAAGCTCTGGCTTGGGATACGGATGGCGGCTAGGTAGCTTGAGGTTTGACATGAGGCAGGACGGAAGACGCTAATGGCAACGACAAGAAAGACAACGTTACCTATCCCTTCACCAGTCTATGACCCTAACTCAGAAGCTATCACTCGAAGAACGATTGAGCTTTCGTTAGATCAGATCGAAAACGAGGTGCTTGTTGCCAAGACGCAGGATGACAAGACTGGATCACTTGCCATGCGGCGTTTCCAGTTCCTTTTGATGGGTGCTTCGTGACAGACGTTATCAAGGTTTTGGGGCAGGCTGATGTCAGTGCGACAACCGTAACCACACTGTATACCGTCCCTGACCTGACACAAACAACCGTCAGCTCCTTGGTGATCTGTAACCGGGGTGGCTCTGGGATCACGTTTCGGGTCAGCATTCATGTCGGCGGGGCTACAGCAGATGACAAACAGTTTATTTTTTATGATGAAGACCTAGCAGCAACGACCAGTAGAACAGTTGTGATTGGGATCTGTTTAGCACAATCAGATGTCGTAAAGGTTTACGCAAGTGCAGCAAATGTTAGCTTCAATATGTTTGGAGTGGAGACCAGCTAATGATGAATCAACAACCCCAGTTCCCAATGCAGCCTATGGCAGAGCAGATGGCTCAACAAGGCAGATACGGCGACAGCATGATGGTTCACATGAACCCAATAGAGGTGGCTGGTATCGCATCTCTGTCGCCCACAGGGCAGCTCACAACCAACCCAATGACAGGGCAGCCTGAAGCGTTCTTGCCCTTTATAGCTCCACTGCTGGGTAGCCTAGCGGGTAGTTCACTTCTCGCGGGAACGGGTGGAATTTTGGCGGGTAAAACAGCGTTGGCGAGTGCTATTGGTTCTGGTTTAGCGTCAGCGGCGGTAACGGGTGACTTGAAGGAAGGGTTGATATCTGGGCTTACAGGGTTCGGCATTGGAAAAGCTTTAGGCGCTGCCAAAGATCTTGCTAACCCAGCGATAGGAGAAACGGCTGCTGCTCTGGGCGAAGCACAAAAGGCGGCCACTACTGCTGGCGTTGATGTGGCTAATTTTACCGCAGAACAAGCGATAGGTGGCGCTTCGACTAACCCCGGCCTGCAATCCGCACTAGATGCCCAAGTAGGAACAGCACTAGGAGAAAAGGCTGCTGCTGCAGCTTCAAAGGTAGACTCGCTCTCAACCAACTTGGCTGATTTGCGAGCTGACGTTGGGCTGGGTGATATTGCTAACCTTGAGGGCGCTGGAAATGTGG